AAGGAATAGAACAGATCCATGACATCATCAAATGTGATGTTGGCTGTCGTAGTTGTTACACCAACTTCTCCACCTCCGGTGGCATTGAAAATACCGACAGGCTTTCCGGCACCATCACCAACAAAGAATGCTTCCTCTTCCTTTGTGGAGATACGTCTTGCAAATTCTTTCACGATATATGCCTGAACGTCAAATACACTATCATTTAAAAGTTCATCAGATACTTTAATCATGGTAGCAAGTTTATATGCCCCGATGGATGTCTGACCGAAGCTGTCATCAGATTCAGGGAACTGTCCGTTCTCATCAATCCATGCCGCTTCGCCTTTGCCTGTGACAATCGGAATCTTACGGTCACCGCTGGAAGTCCTAATCACAGTAGCAAGGGTTCTGAAGAAACTCTCCTCTTCCAGTCCTTCCACCAATTTTCTTTCAAACTCATCCGGCACCAGATAACCACCCTCGGC